CACTGCCCGGGCGGATGACGCCCGCAGGACGCGGGTTGTTGTGCCGCGCCCCCTCCTCGTGCCAGCCCTCCAGCTGGCCAGCCATCCAGTCCATGCAGCTCAAACGGGGCCACCTTCTTGTTTTTGCGTGTCGTCGCGGTTCGTGTTCGCGGCCATGATTTCCCAGATGGTCCTCTTTCAAAAATCCAGAATCGGCGTAGCGTTGAGCAGGCCCAGCGCCCACAGCACAGCGGCGCGGTCACGGGCATCGGTGCTGGTAGCGCCGGCCAGCGCACGCCATGCCAGGACCTGACGCAGATGCGCGGCCATGAACGCGGCCTCTTTGCGCGCGGCCGGCGCAGGTCCCTGGTCCAGCCAGGAATGGCACGCGGCACAGCCCCAGGCGCTGTAGTGGTCGTCGGCCTTCCTGCGCTCGCCCATACCGTGGATGGACAGGTTGCTGTGGCAGCAGACCACGGTGGTGGTGTCGTTCGTGCAGATCCCGGGGATCAGCAGCAGGCACTGCTGACCCTTGGCCAAGGCACGCAGGCGCGGGTTGCGCTGGGCCACCGTCTTCGGCGCGGGCACGACCTGGTGCTGGTCGATGAGCGCCACAGTGGCAGCGCGCGGCCGGGCCTCGGCCATAGAGCGGGCGGCGCGGGCCTCCAGGCGCTGCTCGCGCGCCAGCTCGTGGGCGGCATGGGACGCAGGAGCGGCCCGCCGGCGGAACCCTGCCCCGCCGGACTTGAAGGCAGTGCGGCGCATCAGGGGCACACCCCGCCAATCACCTCGCCCGTGTCTGGGTGGGTCTGCTCCCGCTCCCATTGCTCGAAGGTCGCTGGAAACTCCACGTCCAGGTCGCTGATGGCGTGGGCCATCACGCGGTCGATCAGGTCGCCGTACTCGCGCAAGCCCAGGCTCTCCGTGCTGATGCGCTCCAGTGTGGTGGTCGTGGCGCCGCTGATCGGGTCATGGTGTGTCACCGCGCGGCTGCCCAGGTACTCGGCGCGGAAGTGCTCCTTCCAGGTCGCTTTCGAGTGCCGGCGGCCGTCAATGACGACCTGGCGCGCGATCTCTGCCAGCACGAAGTCGTGATAGAAAGTCCGCTGCCGGTCGGTCTTGGCGTCCTCGTGCAGGCGCACGAACACCTCCAGCCGGCGGCCAGCCTCCCACTGCTGCATGCACCAGGGTGCCACGCGCTGCAGGAAGTTGGCCCGGGCCTGCTCGGGGCCGTCCCAATGGGCGTGAAGGGCAATTTCAGCCACGGCTACCTCCCCGCAGATCCGCAGCGCGGCGGTATGGCCAGGCCACCATGGCCGCATCGCGGCTGTGCTCGTTGCTCGGCCCCGTCCAGCCCGTGACGGCCGCGAAGCGCTTCGCATCCAGCTTGCCACCCTTCCCTGCCGGGCTGATGCCGTGGGCAGGAATGCCCAAGTCTGCACAGTGCGCCGTGATGTCCGCGCAGCGCGCGTCCACCTGGCCCACGTTGCGCGCCATCTTGGCGCTGGCGGTGCCAGTCTTGCCGCGCGTCCAGGTGTGCGACTGCAGCCGGCTGTCCTCGAAGACCACCCGCGACGGCATGCGCGCGGCCAGCGTGCGCCCGATGTGGTGCGGCGGGATCGTCAGCAGCTCCACCAGTTGGCCATCAACGAAAACGGCCACGCCCGTGTTGGCTCCGGGGTCCATTCCAAGGATCACGCTCATGCCCGAGCCCTCCCGGGAATCAGGGCAGTGAACATGCCGCCGGCCTCGCGCCACGTCTCGTTTCTGCGGATCTGGCCGATGGTGGGCTTGGAGACGCCGTAGCGCTCTGCCAGTACTGCCTCCGGCTCTGTACTCGCGCGGATGGCACGCACCTTCTCGATGTCCAGCTTTCTGCGCGCGGTCTGTTGCGTGCGGGCAATGCGCAGCCTGGTCAATGGCGTGAGGCTGCGACCACGTGCCTTGTCGGCCCGGGTGCCCAGCTTCATGTGCTCATAGGCCACGCATGCCGGGTCATCGCAGCCCGCGCGCACCGTCTGCTGCTGGCTCAGCGGTGGAAGCCATTCAGGCGAAGAAGAAGCGCACGGACGAAGAGAAGGCCGTGCTGGAGCGCCTCAAGCTGGGCACGCTCAGCGAAACCGCCAAGACCTACATCCGGGAGCTGGTGCGACAGGAACTGTGGGGCGTGGACTTCGAGGTGTCCAGCAAATACACGGACAAGGGCCTGGCGGTGGAAGCCGAAGGCCTGGCCCTGCTGAACCGTGTGCGCGGGCTGACCTTGGCCAAGAACACCGAACGGCGCAGCGATGGCCAGATCACGGGCGAAGCCGACACCGTGGACCTGGGGCCGCGCCGCTGCGGTCACGACCTGAAATGTTCGTGGAGCCTGCAGACCTTCCCCGCATTCGTGCGCGACTGCGAGGACTCGCTGTATGCCTGGCAGATGCGCGGCTACATGCGCCTGTGGGACGTGGACCGCTGGGAGGTCAACTACGCCATGGTCAACACGCCCGAGGAACTGCTGGGCCAGTACGAGCCGCAGCAGCTGCACCTGGTCGAGCACATCCCCGAGCACATGCGCCTGACCACCTGGACCATCGAGCGCGACCGCGCGCTGGAGGCGCAGATGGACGTGAAGCTGGAACTGGCTCGGGCGTACTACGCGCAGTGCATCGCGGAATTTGCGGTCACGCATCCGGAGCCAGCGCCTGCCGTCCGCGACGAGGCACCGCCGCAGCCTGAGCTGATCGGCTTCGACCTGGCCACGCAGCCTGATCTGCATGCCGAGGTGGACATTGCGCCCGTCCCTGCGCTGCAGCCCGCACCGCCCGCCGCGCCCAGCCCGGCGGCGCTGGACCAGCAGCAGCTGCAGGAACTGGTGTCCAGCGGCCAGACGTTGAAGCTGGGCCAGATCAATGCCCGCCTGGGCATCTTCGAGATCAGCGCCACGACCGCGAACGCGGTGGGCGTGCAGACCGTCAAGGACCGAGGCGCAGTGCATATGCCCGCCACCAGCTTCGCGGCGTTCTGCGATGGCCTGATCGCGCACATCACCGACGTGCGCGACAGCTTTCAGGCACTGCCATGAGCTTGCGCAGCGTTTTCCTTGGCCTTGCCGGAATGAGCCTTCTGGCCGGGGGAACTGGCTTTGCCGGCGCCTTCCTTCTGGCGGCCGCATTTGCCAACTGATAAATGTTTCTCAACAATGCTCACCCTGGTGGGCTTCAACTTTCCTAACCAACTGGAGAAAATAAGATGAACGACTACAAGACCCTGCTGCAGCAAAAGGCCGAACTGGATGCACGCATTGCAGAGGTGATGAAGACGGAGAAGGCCGGAGCGGTGGCAGAGGTCCGCGCCCTGGTGCAGGAGTACCAGTTGACCGAGCAGGACGTATTTCCTTCCAGCGGCTCCAAGACGAAGGGCTCAGTGGGCGCACCCAAGTTCCGTGATCCCGAAAGCGGCGCGACCTGGACCGGCCGGGGCAAGCCACCGAACTGGATCAAGGGCAAGGAACGCGCAGGGTTTCTTATTCCCGAAAAATCAACCGCTTAAACGTCAAATTTGCTCAAACTGCAGCGAATGCGATCTTGAGTAGCCCTGTCCTCAGGGTCATCGACTTCGATAACCAACAAGTGATAGGGAAACTCAATTCCTATTGGGAACGAAGCGGGGGGAGCCACTGCAGGCGCCTCAAATATGGGCACTCCGCTTGCCTCGCCCCGCTTCACCAGTATCACCATGCTTGCGTGCCAAACATGCATGGCTTGCAGTTCAGGTTCACATATCCGAAGATCCATGGCGCCCTCACATCAAACGCTTTGCAGACGTAGCAACCGGCCCTCAACAAATACTGTTGAGGGCCGGCAGACTAGGAGCAGGTTACTGCAAAAAACGGATTACTTGTGCTCTTTCCCAGCCGTGCTCTGCTGGCCAGATGTTGAACCGGACCCGCCGTCCTTGTTGCTGCCGCGTTGGGCATCGCGGTCGGTGCGCCACTTCGTGAACTCGTCAGAGAACTTTTTGTAGCGATCGTTGCGCCAGTTACGGTAGTCCTCATCCAGAGCGTCTACCTGTTCCTGGCGCCACTGGTGGTAGTCGGGGTCGAACGCCTCAGAGCGCTGATTTGTGCGGCCTTGCCGTACATCTTGCTGGTCAGAATTACCGAAATTGCCGCCATAGCCGCCTCGACCCGACCCGCGATCCCAGCTTTGGGCGTCGCGCCCAAAATCATTGCGGTCATAGCCCCCCCAGCCGCCTTGCTGCGACTGGCGCGGGTAGCCTTGATCTTGTCGAGAACGTTCGTAGCCTTGGTCGCCGTATCCGCTGCCGCCGCCGTATCCGAACTCCCGGCGACCAGGCGCTGGCCCGTATCCGCCGCCGTAGCCACCTTGCTGCTCGCCTTGGTAGCCCTGATAGGCGGACTGCTGACCGCCTGGATAGCCCCTGTCGGGGTATCCACCACCGCCCTGCTGACCACCTGCGTAGCCGCCGCGATGTCCTTCCCACTGGCCCTCGTCACGCCACTGGCCCTGCCCGCGTCCTGCGTAGGAGCGGTGGCTTTCGTCAAACTGGTCGCGACGGCCGTTTCCGTCGCCAGAGTCCTGCTGCTGCTGACGGTGCTGACCGTGTCGGCCGTGGTCTTCATGCTGTGCCATTTCTGGTTCCTTTCATGAGCTTTGACTTCAGGCCCGGAAATTCGAGCCTGCAAGCACAAGGAGCAATCAGCGGGCCCAACAGGCACTTCGGTAACACACCTTCACAAACATTAGAGAGTGACACATCAGCCGCAGAGACCAAGGGTAAGCCCCGAACCAGCCAACCAAAAGTTGGGCAACGTGTAGCCGATACACCAACCATGGAGGTGCGCGCCAAGTCTAGGCGGCACCTCAAGCCCCTGGGTGTGCACGCGCCAGGGGCTTTTCCTTGTCGAAAAATAGAAACAGCAAATAGGTAACAGCGCAACCATCGAGGAAGTTTGCGACTACTATCGACTTTCACTATATGAAAGCGAGGAAAGCTTGAGCAACAATCTGCTCGAATGCTTTCTCTACCAGAGCAAGCTTGCCCCCGGAGCTGACGCCACCTGCGTTGCGCAGATCGTCAAAACAGCCCGGGCCTTCAACGAAACCGCTCAGATCACGGGCATCCTGGTCTTCGACGGCGAATTCTTCTGCCAGTACATCGAAGGACCAAGCTACCAGCTTCAAAACTTG